CCCGCCCCCGCCCGCATCGTCGGGGTTGTGCCGCCGCCCGCCGCCCCGCCGTATAGGATTTCCGTAGCCCGGCTCAAAAACGCATCCGACTGCCGCTTGTGCAGCTTCAAACGCACTTCACTCATGAGCTAACTCCACCACAATCTTCGGCGGCGTCGGCGTTACATCCTCCACCTTATCCACAAACATACCCAAATGCTTGCCCAACAAGTCCAAAGCTTTGCCCGCGCCGGTCGGTTCCAGCGCATACACTTCCACCTCCCGCGCCGTTACTTCGCCCAGTTGCGCATTCTTCACGACTTCCGTTATCCGTACCGGCTTCCTGCCCATGCAAATATCCCGCAGCTCGCGCAAATCCCGCACTACCTCGTCTTGGGTCAATTCCACCCGCTCCGAACGTTTGTTTCGCGCCGCTTCAATTGCCTGCTGAATGACAAGTTTTGACAAGTTCTGCGCCCCAATCTGCCGCGCCGTCTGCTCGCTATACCCCGCCCGAATCGCCGCCTGCGTGGCATTCAAGTCCACCAAATATTCCTCAACAAACCTTTCCTGCTTCGGGGTCATCACTCCACCTCCTCATCCAAACATTACCTGCCCATACATCCCGCGTATCTTCCGCCGTAGCCAGCCGGTAGTAACGCACCTGCACCGAACGGAAGCCCCAATAACGCATCTTCATGCAGCGCAATTCCCGCAGCCGCTCACACACCACCAAGCCCTCATCCGACAAATCCGCCAAGTGGCGCATCACCAGCTTTTCATTGCGCCCCAGCCGTGCCGCCAGCTCACACGCACTCTGCTTCCCGTGCGAACGCAGACCATCCAACAACTCATCACGCAGCAATCTGCCCTGTCCCATCATCTATCCTCCCGCCAAACTCCACCCCATTGCCCGCCGCCCACGCCTGGATATACTCAATCAAACTAGCCAGCCTGCGCACCCCCATCCGCGCCGTGCTTTCGCGTAGGTTGATGACTTCGCCTTCTAAGCCAATCGCCATTTCCGCCGTACCGCCGGTGGCAATCCGATGCCCCGACACAAAAATCATCTTCCATTGCTCGATTGAGAGTTTTTGGCCGTTGAAAGTTTTTTGTTTCGCAATATCCCCCAGCATCGCGTGCAGCTTCGCATTCTGCTCGTCCGTGCGGTTCTTCTCCCGCACTTCCACCACCACCTTATCGCTCGCCTGCAACAGCGCCCCCGCCACCTCATACGCCAGCCGCATCACATCCCGCTTGTTATCCCGCGTGATAAATCGCTTAAACTTTTGCGTCATTCGATTTCCCTTGCCTTCCTGCGGTACTCCGCCACCAGTTCGCGCAGCTCCTCTTTCGTCCACTTCCGCGCTTCATGGTCGGTCTCTAGCTGTTCCACCCGTTCCACACCGATGCGTTCAATCAGTCCGATACGGTAGCCCCGGATATTGCCGCTCTCGTACAGATTGCAGCGCACACAACCGCCATGCACATTGTCCTCATCAAAGCGCAGCTTGTTGCTTCTGCCCGCCGGCACATAGTGGCAGGCTTGGAAGTTCTCTTTCCACGGCGTACCACAGCTGATGCAAGGATTGCCCCTATCCCGCAGCCGGATGTAGCGGTTGAACGCCGCCTGCGCCTTCTTGGTCAGCTCCGGGATGGTTTCCAGCCTATGCCGCATCGCTGCTGTCTTCGCCCGCTCCTTGCGCTTGGCTTCAGCCTTGGCCTTAATCGCTGCCTTGTGCCGCCGCTCCATTCCCAGCTTTACGCCGCATTCAATCGAGCAGAAGTCTTGGAACGGTCGGTTTTTCGGCTTCTCAAACACGCATCCGCATACTTTGCATTTACGCTTGGCCATGTTTCACTCTCTCCAAAATCTCTTCACGGGTCGGCGCACCGGATAAGGCGGTCAGTTGGTGCAGCATCGTTTCTTGCAGTTTGCGGCTTGGCCGGCAGCGGCGGACTTGTTCAGCACAGCACACCGGGCAGCGGAAGTTGAGCACGGCACCGGTAGGCGGGCAGCAGGGGCAGGCGTTAGACATTAAACGGGTCATCTTTTGCCTCCTGCTCAACCTGTGCTGGGGCTTCCCACGGATCGGGCTGATCCACAAAACGCTGATATTGCCCTTGCCAGCCAACAATGACTGATCCGCGTTCGCCATCTCGATTCTTAGCCAAAATAAGTTCTGCCTCGTTTTGGTTCACGCTTGCATCGTAGTAGCCTGGGCGGTAAGGGAAGATGATGATATTGGCGTTTTGTTCGATACCGCCTGATTCCCGCAGGTCGGACATTTGCGGGCGTTTGTCAGGCCGTCCGTTTACCGCACGGGACAACTGCGCCACCAGCAGCACATGAATATCCAACTCCATAGCCAGCCGTTTCAGGCGGGCTGTGATCTCGTCCAATTCCTGTACCGTGTTTTTGTTCGGGCGCGGCATCAAGTGCAAGTGATCCACCACCAACAAATCCAAGCCTTGCTTACGCTTCATCGCGCGGCATCTGGCTGCCAACCGTTCCACGCCCACCATTTCCGTGTCGATCAGGAAAGACCAGCTCGCAGATAAATTGACGTAGTCGTTGTAGCGATCCCATTCCTCACGGTTCATCACCGCCGTGCGCAAATGGCCGTAGTCAATCCCAAACTGGGCAGATGCCCCGCGATCAGTCAGATCAGTGGAGTTCATCTCGTAGCTTTGGAAGCGCACCTTGAGACCATTGCGGGCACAGCAGCGGGCAATGTTTTCCGCCAGCACGGACTTGCCCATACTTGGCCGCCCGCCGATCACAGTCAGATCGCCACGGCGCAGGCCGTTGGTGTATTCGTTGAGTTTCGGCAGCCCGGTATCAAACCCGATCAAGCCGCGCCGCCCGCTGTCGAACAGTTCCTGTTTGTAGCGGATGCCTTCGCGCAAAGCCTCAATGTAGGTGCGCTCTTCGTTGATCTGTGCCGCCTGGTTTGCAATCTCCGTCAGCAGCGATACAGCTTCAGCCTGCCGGTCAGATACGCTGCGCCCTTCGCGTTCAATGGCTAGATCCCGGATCTTCCCCGATGCCAGCAGCATCTGCCGTTCGGCGTAACGATCCAGCACGATTTGCACATGGCGCTTGATGGCGTGGGCGGATGCAGTATTGTTGTATAGGTCGATGAAGTACCCCATATCCATTGACTGATCACATTCCCGCTGGCGTAGGAAGTCATCCAAGGTCACCACGTCCACCCCGATATTCGCGGCACGCATATCGCAGATCGCCTGCCACACCACCTGATGGCCGATATGGAAAAACATTTCAGGCCGCAGCTGGACGCATTCGTCAAACGCCGCATTGTTTACCAACACCCCGCCGATCACCATTTGTTCGGCTTCGATGCTGGATGGCACTTGCAATACACCAACGTCTTCAATCAAATCAGGCTGCATGTTTCATCTCCTCACGTTTGGCCGGCCGCCACTCCAAAATTTTCACGAAATTAGACTGCTTCACGATCCAGTCGAAATCAGCCGTCCACTCAATCCCACTACCACCGCACCAGCGTTCGTTCAGCAGCACCTTGCGGAAAAACTTACGCCACCAAACCAAACCGCTTTCACGATCCGAATAGCGCACTTCGCCGGTTAGGGTTTTTGAATTCAGGAATTGCAACCAACGAGCATTCACCGCCTTGATCCGGCTTTCCGTGATTTTCTGCACCGCTGGCAGCACACCAGCAGTTTCCTCGTTGTAGATCGCCACCAGCTCGCTTACCGGCGCTTCATAGCGGCGGCGTGATTTGGCAGTAGTCGGTTTTTGATCATCACCGATCACACCCGCCAAGCCGTCAGGATTGGCAGACGCGACAGCGTCCACTTTGCCGGCAGAGTTTGGGGGTAAGGGGGTAGGTTCTATGACTGGTTCAAAAGAGTGACTGGTTATGGGTGAACCAGATTCACTACCCCCTAGTGCAGCAGATTCACTAGGTGGTGCATTTGGTTCACTAGGTGGTGCAGATAATTCACTACCCCTTAGTGCAGCAGATTCACCACCTTTTTTCAGGGTTAGATAGAACACATTAGACTGGTTCTCTTTGCCGTTTTTGCGGCGCTTGATCTTCAGGTAGCCTGCTTTTTCCAGCGCCTGAATATGCCCCATCACTGCACGACGACTGATCTCGCATTGATCAGCGATATGCTGGTAACTGGGGAAGCATTCCCCTTTGTCGTTGGCGTTGTCTGCCAGCTTCAATAACACCAGCTTGCGTAGCGGATTGCCTACTTTCAACGACATAGCATAAGCCATCAGTTGCATACTCATAGCACCCCCTCACGGCGCAAAGCCTCTTGTGATCGGCGTATCATTCGCGCAATCTGTTGCGGCGAACGGTTGGCAATTTCTGCGCGGAATAACTCATACAGCCGGCACTTCTCGTCTCGATCATGTACAGCAACCAACCGCTGACCAATCTGCTTAATCCGCCGCTCCCGCAGCCAATCTTCAATGCGCTGTTTCATTTCCGCGCTCCTACTGCCGCACACATCTTGCGGCTGCAAAAATTGCACCATGACAACGGCAGCCCTAATTTCAGCGATACCGTCAGCAGCTGTGTCCAAACCCATTCAGCCTTGCTTTGTTTTATTTTGTTTGTCATAATCTCTCCGAACTTTTTCATTTAACTAACTCCTTTGCCCGCATTACCGTGCGGGCTTTCTTTATTCTCCCCACCACTTCCGGAGCCGCTGTAACCAAGCCACCTTGACCGGCACATAAATCCGTTGCATGATTTGCCCGTCATAAC